CGGGCTGCGGTTGCTGGTCGTGCTCGAATGCTGCGTGTACGGTCGCGGCGCTGCGTCGGCGACGTCGGCCCAGGCCGACCAGGTGCTCGGGCAGAGGTTCGAGCACGTTGCGCAGCCTGCAGTAGTGCCAGTCGAAATCAGGGCACACCTCCTCGGCGCGCACCAAGCCGATCGACGCCTTCTCGATTCGCACTGCGACCTCGGCGCGTGCTCGCCTGATCCCCAGGGAAATCTGCACCAGGTAGCCCAGGCTCGTGCCGCAGCGCGAGGCGAAATCTTCCTGCGCGCTCTCAGCCTCGCCCCGGCCCGACACGCGCGCGATCTCGCCCATGTAGCGGCGCAGCGACGCGATCGGTCGGCGTTCGTTGACAGGGATGCGAGGCCCTTTGGTGCGCTTGGCGGTCATGATTTAGCCCTGTCAACAGGGAGGAGTAAGCCGCAACGGTAGTCCTCTGTCTGTGCGCTGGCAAGCAGAAAATAATTGTTGCATTCGTATAATACGGTGTCATATGATTCATCACCACGTCAGCCATGATAATTGACAAGGTTAGCCGAGAAGGCGCATGCTCCTGCTTGCAACATATGAAGAGCATTTCCTATCAACCAGGCAGGGAGGGTATTCAATGAGGGCTAGTGCAAAGGCCGTGTTGGCGCGCCAAGGACGTAAGATGTCGAGAAAGGACATCCACAAGGTGCGGCTCGCGAATCTCAACAAGCTCGTCGAAGAGCGATTCAATGGCAACGCGTCGCTCGCTGCGAAGGCGATCGAGCGCTCGCACACGTTCGTGTGGCAGTTGGTGAATCGGCGTCGCGCGATCGGAGAGGCGACGGCGCGTCACATCGAACGGATGATTGGTCTACCGCTGGAATCGCTCGACAATGGGATGGACTCGCTCGGTCGCCCGCGCGAGATCAACGTCGTGCTTCCCGGTGGCGAACGTCAAACGTATTACATGGTTCCAGGAGTGAGGTCCGTTGCAGAACTAGAGGAGCGCACAGGCGAGTATCGGCCCTGTGGCACGCCATGTTCAGGAGGCACCGTGTGGGCACCCGTAACTACAAACGCAGTGAAGCCCAGGTTGACCAAAGGAGAGGAGGCCTTCATCGATACCGAGCGACGCGTGCTCGTCGATGAGGGTGTGTTCGTCGTGCGCGCGAAGGGCCGCGAGTCTGAATTTCGCGTTGCCCGCGCGCGCTCCGGCGGCGGCTTTCGTTTGGTCGTGCTCGACAAGAGCGAACCCGATCTCGACTCGTGCGACGTCGAGGTGCTCGGCCAGGTGATCTGGCGCGGGAGCAAAGTGTGAGCGACTTCACCGATGACGAGGTGCGGCGCATTCACACGCTGCTGCGCTCGTTGTTGGTGGAGTTGCGCGCGCGCCCGATGGCGTACGTGGTCGTGATCCAGGATCAGACGACCGGCGCGCTGGAGGTGGTCACGAACGCGAAGAACATGGAGAAGCTGCCGCTGTTGCTGATGGAGGCAGCCGAGCACGTCTCGACACCCGGGAGGCAAATCCATGCGGGGCATTGATGACCTACTACCCGACGCTGCCGAAGACGAAGAAGAAGCGCACCAAGGGCAAGAAGCGTAAAATCACGGGGCCTCCAAAATGAGTTGCGGCCTCATCTCCGTGGCTCACCTGGTTGAGAGGCACTGCGACCTGGGCTAATCACCCAGGTCGCTTTCACCCTGATGGACAACTCCACGCGCAAGACCCTCGCCGTGATCCTGTCGCTCCTCGAAGAGGCGCAGGAGCGGCTGAGCGACGAGTCGATGTCGCAGGTGCGCGACGCCGCCGACGCCGAGCAGGAGAAGTTCGACAACATGACGCCGGGCTTGCAGGCGGGCGAACGCGGGCAGAAGATCGAAGCCGCAGCGAGCGCGCTCTCCTCCGCAGCCGACGAGATCGAGCAAGCGAGCACCGCGCTCGACGAGGCGATCGGCCACCTGAACGAGGCGACGGAGTGAAGCTCGACCCGACCGAGTTGCACAAGGCGCTGCGAACCGCGAAGCGCGCGCAGGTGATCGGGATGTTCGCGCTCGGCCTTTGCACCTACGTCGCGGCTGACGCGATCTACTCGCCGAGCCCGCTGATGATCGAGAGCCCGTGGTGGCAGGCGCTCGCGGTCGGCATGAACACAGCGGCTGCGGTGCTGAACTGGCACAACCTGCGGCGCAGCGAGGCCTTCATCGCGCGGGTGCGCGAGGGGATTCGCCGGGTCGAGGAGTGGAACAGGGTGATCGGATGACCGACGACGAAGACAGCAAGTTTTTTCGCGACGTTCCGTGCCCGGAGTGCGGCGCAGTCGGCACTCTCACGCTGCTCGCGAAGGTGGGCGACGTCGGGTGTCCTGACTGCGACGAGGACGTCGAGGCTCACCGCGTGTTCCTGTGCTCGGCGTGCGGCAAGCACGCGCACACCATCGAGGCGACCGAGGAGCACTTCCGCAAGGTCTACGGCATCGTGTTCGACAAATGACCTACCAGATCACCGGGCGGCTCGACAAGGGTCCGCAGTTCACCGCAGGCATCGTGACGACGATGAGCATCGTCACGCGCGCGGCTCCGATCCTGCGCTACATGCGCGGCTGGCCGATGGACAAGGTGCGCGAGCACTGCCTAGTGAAGGGCTGGACGCTGCGCTCGGCTGGCGACGTGGAGGTCGAATGATTCCGCTCGCTGAACTGGAAGAGGAAGCGCGCAAGCTCGGGCGCGTGATCAGCGCAGGCCTGCCCGAGGGCGTCGGCTTTGCGCTCCTGCTCTTCGACTTCGGCGAGGGCGGCAACCTGACGTGGATGAGCAACGCGAGGCGCGAGGACATGCTGCGCGCGCTGCAGGAATTCATGCAGAAGGTTGGGCACTGATGCTCTGCCACTGCGGCAAGCCGCTCCACTACAGCGACGCGAAGATACAGCGCATGGTCGAGGCGCTGATCGCCGAGCTTGGTGAGCATGTCGTCGTCGCTGTTGGCTCGCGCTCGTGGCTCGTGCCGCGACACTACATCGCGCTGCACGGTCTTCGCGCGCAGGATGTCCCGACGCTCGGCTTCGATGAGGTTGCGCGCTGATGGACTACTTCGAGCGCGTCGCCGAGGTGATGAAGGCGAGCTACAGCGCGGGCTCGCTCAACTCGTACGAGACGATCCTCGCGGCGCTGCGCAGTCACTTCAAGACCGAGGGCGAACTGCGCGCGTACATCGAGGGACTCGAAGCCCGCTTCAGGCGACAGGGCATGCCGCCAGACTGGCACTTCATCGATGGCGATGTCACGCGGTCGACGTGACGACGAGCCGCGCGAGCGCGTGGGCATCTGCTGCGGAGCGCGCTGCCTAGCGAAAGCTGAGAAGCGCGGCTACCATCCCGACGTCGCGCTGTATCGCGTGTGGCCGCTCTTCCGCTACCGCTGCCGCGACTGCTACAAGAGAGAGGTAGGGAACTGGCCGTGAAAACCAAAAAGCGCATGCCGCGCAGCGAACTGAAGGCACTGATCCGCGACATCGAGAACGATGTCAGGCACGCACTGAAGCGCCTCAAAAAAGCGCTGGAACTTATGAGGGCGGCGCGATGATCAAGGTCTTCACGATCGCGCACGTTCCGAAGCACATGGTGCAGGAGTGGCTGCAGCACCTGCGCTCGTTCGACGCGACGCACCCAGGTTGCCACTTCGAGGTTGGCATGGACGCGCCCGAGGTGTCGATCGCCGAGGCGGTGAGCGCGCTGCGAATCGATCCGGCGCTCACGTTCACCGCGATCTACTCGCGCAAAAAGAAAGGGCCGCGTCATCGCGGCCCCTCCGGTCCAGCGGACTGAGCGCGTTCTACTCGGCGCGCCCCCAGGCGCTGTACACACGCGAGCGCGAGCCACCGTTCTTGCGGAACTTCCAGTCATGCACGATGCCGTCGACCACCGCGACCGCGTGCTTCTTCACGCGCACGATGAAGCTGCCGGTCGGGTGCGTCCGCACGAAGTGCGCGAGCGTCGGGCGCATTGCGTCGACCGCGTAGCGCGCCGCGTCGTCGCCGATCGGCTGCGTGCCCTCCTTGTGCGTGAACACGCGCACCAGGCCGTGACGCTGCGCCGCGTCGGCCATCACGCTCGGCCAGGTGGTGCGGCAGTCGAAGCGCCCGCAGGCCGCGAGAGTCTGATGCGCCTCTTCATAGCTGAGATCGGCTGCGACGCGTAGCGCCCGCACGACGCAGTCGCGCCGCTCGTGCTTGAACGCGCGCGGGGTGTGCGAGTACTTGCCGGATGCGAATCTCACGATGCCTCCTTCGAGAGCAGCGCGATCTGCTTGCCGTCCTGCATCAGCCGCACGGTGCCGCCCTCGACGCGAGCGCGCAGGTAGTTGCTCGCCCACGCGACGGCCTTCTGCTTCGAGCGGAACGTGTGCAGCCCGGCCATCCACTGGCCCGCGTCGATCTTGATCTGCCAGAGGGGTTGGTTCATTAGCGGCCCCTCGGCTGGTTGGCCTTGAAGCCTTCCCAGTGCGCCTGCAGCCTGCGCGCGCTCGTCGCGTCGACCGCGATCGAGTGAACCCTGGTGCGCCCGCGCATCTCGAAGAACCCGTTCTCCATCGAGAGCGTGCAGCGCGAGAGTTCGTCGGTGACGATGTGCTGCGAGAGCTTGACCGCGCGCATCAGGTCGTTCGCTCCCATCCCTGCATCCTTGATCGTGATTCTCATCTGTGCTTCTCCTGGTTGATTGAAAAGTACGTCTGCCACCCGCGCAGAATAGCACAGAATCCGTGCCCCTGTCAAACTGTGCTGAAAAACCCTTACGAATCAAGGCACACGGAATCCGTGTCTTCGGCTTGCTACACACACAGTTTCCGTGCTATGATCCGCGCGTACGCGAACACTTTTCAACCAACCAGGAGAACCAAGATGAGATCGACAGTAAGGACGTGGGACGAGACGAAGCTCAACCTCGAAGCGGCTCAGCAGGACAAGATCGTGCGCGGCGACATCGTGCGCTCGTACGACTTCCCGGGCTCACGCGACGACTGCTACATCGAAGGCGTGGTGATGGAGCACGACGGGCCGCGCAGCAACATGATCAAGATTCACGTCACCCGCGAGGTGATCGAGGGCGTCGAGGAGCAGGTGTCGCGCTTCGTGGTGCATGCGCCGATGGGCGTGTCGAGCTTCTCGGATGCGCCCGCCGTGTTCCTGATCGCGAAGCGGAAGGAGCGCTCGTGAGAATCCCCAACCAGATCACGTTCGGCGGCAGCGGTGCCGTCTTCACGGCTGACGGTGGCTCGGTCGAGAAGAAGAAGATCAGCGGCGTGGGCGCGCCGCTGCCCGAGGGCATGTTCGCCAAGTACACGGTCACCGTGCAGCCCAGCGGCAAGACCAGCGTGTCGGGCGTCATGCAGGCGCGCGCGATCGGCGGTCGCCGCTACTTCAGCGACAGCGACGAGAGCGCTGCGCAGGCGCGGCTGCTGAAGTGGGCCACGCGCATCCTGCGCGAGCGCACGAAGGAGGCAGCATGAAGACCCTTCGCGAAGCGTGCATCGCGCGCGGCATCGACCCGGACAACACCGGGGTGAAGTCGACCAAGCAGCGGTGGCTCAACCTCGACCGCATCATCCCCGGCGTGCCCGACCGCATCTCGCCCGCCGAGCAGTTGCGCGCTCTGAAGCGCAGCAGCCACGCCTGCAGCAATGCGCGCCGGATGTACACCCGGCAGAGCGCGGCGAACGACGCGGCGATGATCGCCGAGGGCGGGCTCGTGGCGTACATCGCGGCGTTCAACCGGCTGAACAACCTGAAGGAGGTATCGTGAGAACCGTGCAGAAGCTCGAAATCAAGGCGTACAGGCGCGAGACTGAGCACCACGATGGCGGCGGTGTCACGCATCGCACCGTCGAGGACGGCAAGCTCGTGGGCGACGTCGAGGTGGTGATCGACCAGGTGATGCTGCGCCACATGGCCGAGAGAGCCCTGCGCTCGCGCTCGCACCGCTCGGTCGTCGGCAACGGCCTCATCATCTGCAAGGCGCGCAACGTGCGCCACGAGAAGGAGGGATCGTGAACAAGAACGAACCGCTGCGCTCGCGCGAGCGCGTCGGACAGACGCAGGTGCAAGCCGCCGAGACGATCGGCGTGTCCTGGCGCACCTGGCAAGACTGGGAGCGCGGCGTGGCAGAGATGCCGACCGGGCTCTTCCGGCTCTACCAGCACCTGGTCGGGCTGAAGCGCATTCCGTTCAAGGGGGCCAAGTGAATCCGCTGATCAAGATCATCGCGCTCGGCGTGCTCGGCTTCGTCGTCGGCAGCTTCATCGGCGTCGGCGGCATCACAGGCGCGGCCCTCGGCGTGTTCATCGGCTGCGTGACCATGGAGGTGACGCCATGAAGGACTTCAAGGTCTACAGGGAAGGCAGCATCTTCCTGCTGCAGCCGCAGACCGACGCGGCGCGCATCTGGTGCGACGAGCACCTGCCGGAAGACCGTCTCGTGACGTTCGACTTCCGCGTATATCTCCACGGCAGCGCGTACCTCGTGTGCCCCAACACCGAGGACGCGCTCGCCTGGTGCGATCAGTACTTCCCGCGAGAGCGCAGCGTGTGGGGCGGCTACGTCTACGAGTACCGCTACCTGCGCGCGCTGCTCAACGTGCTCGCGACCTACGGCTTCAGCATCATCCACGGCAACCGCATCATCAACCAGGAGGCATCATGAAACTCGTAATCGAGCGACGCTACCATCTCAGTTCCGACGGGCCCGGCGACGCGCCTGCCGACATCCCAGGCAGTCGCATCAAAGACCTGATGGGCATGCTCAACATCCCCAACGAGCGGCATTCGGGCCCGGAGCGCCGCGCGGTGATCTCGATGACCGAGGGCTTCACCGTGCAGCAGTACGAGGCGTTCAAGCGCATCGCGCGCATGGCGATCGAAGAGCGCCGCACGCTGCACACGGGCCAGGACAACCCGATCTCGAAGGTGGTGCTCGGCGAGTTGCCCGGGATCGAGCGCATGCTCGCGGAGATCATCGACAACCTCGATCGCGGGATGGCCGAGCCGATCACAATCTACGCCGACGGCATGCGCGAGAACTCAGCCGATCGCAGGGAAGCGGAGGCGCGCGCGAAATAGCAAGCCAGCATCTTGTAGTTGCAGCACCTCGACGGGCCCAGCAGTTTGGGCCCGTTGACTTTTATCCCGGCTAAAGAGCAAGCTCATCCCGGCTTCGTGAGGCACCGAAGCAATCCAACGGAGACGAGTATGAGCCTGACCGAAGAGCAACTCGCCGAGCGCCGCACCGGGCTCGGTGGATCGGACGCAGCGCCCGCGCTGTCGCTGTCGCCGTACAAGACACCGCTCGCGCTGTTCCTGGAGAAGCAGGCACCGACGCCGGAGCCGACGGCGCAGATGCTCGCGTCGTTTCGCTGGGGCAATCTGCTGGAGCCCGTGATCAGGCAGGAGTACTCGACGCTCACCGGACGCGTCGTGCGATTGCCTGGCGGCACGCTGCGCCATCCGAAGCACAAGTTCATGCTCGCGCACGTCGACGGCGTCACCGTCGACAATCGCGTGTTCGAGGCGAAGACCGCGCGCGTCGCTGACGGCTGGGGCAAGAGCGGGACCGACGAGGTTCCGCACCACTATCTCATCCAGGTGCAGCACTACATGGCGGTCACCGGCATGGAGTTCGCCGACATCGCGGTGCTGATCGGCGGCAACGACTTCCGCGTGTTCGAGGTGCCTGCCGATCGCGATCTGCAGAAGCTCATCATCGAGGGCGAGATCGAGTTCTGGCAACTCGTCGAGGCGAACACACCGCCGCCGCCCGACTGGGACAACGACTCGGTGCCGATCATCACGCGCCTGTTCCCGGGCACCGACGGCACCACGATGATCGCCGACGGCGACGACAGAATCTACCAGCAGGCCTACGCGCTCGCGATGAAGTCGGTGAAGCGCTACGAGGACATGGCCGAGGGCGCGAAGGCGCACCTGCTCTACAAGATGGGCAACGCCGCGCGCCTGGTCTTCCCCGACGCCGAGGTGCAGTTGCAGCGCAAGGAGATCGCGCGCAAGGCGTACAGCGTGCCCGAGTCGAAGTACATGGACACCCGCTTCGCGAAACTGAAGGAGACAGCATGACGACGACAGCAGTGGTAGACAACCCGTTCGCGAGCGCGCCGGTCGTGGCTCGACCTGGCGGCAGCGAGCTTGCGGCGACCGTCGGCTCGGCGCGCGAGACTGCCGAGGTGCAGAGCATGATGGTGATGGCGCGGCGATTCCCGCGCGATGAGATGACCGTGATGGACCGCATCCTGC